CGGACAATGTCGCAACGGGTGGTCTTGCCGGTGCAGCAAAGTACATTGGATTGGCAGCAATGATTTTGACCAATGCCAAGAAGGCAAGGGATATCCTCAAAGGCGGTCAGCCGTCAGCACCATCAGGTGCAGGACAAATGAGTGGCGGTGGAATGCCACAAATGTCAGCACCAAATATCAGCTCATCACTTCCAACAGTTGGGCAATTTGATACCAAAGTATTTGTGACTGAAGGTGACATCCGCAGAACAAGTGATCGTGTGGATTCCACCAAAAAAGTATCCGTTGTAAAATAACGCTATTTAAGAAAGATGAAACTACCAGTTTACAAATTAGACATCAACGAGTTTGACGAGGAAACGGGCATTGAGTTCGTTTCTTTGGTAGAAACTCCAGCCATACAAAAGGACTTTCTTGCATTTGCAGAAATTACCCAAAGGTTTGAAATCAAGGATGAAGAAAAACGCATTGTTACAGGTGCAGCAATGATTGCTGATCTACCCATCTACCGAAGGGACGATGTTCGTGGTGAATACTATGTGGTATTTGACAAGGAGAGCATCTTCAAGATTGCGAAGAAGTGGGCAAGAGGGAACAAGTATGATGCGGTGAACACACATCACAAGACACCAATCGCAGATGGCGTGAGCTTATTTGAATCATACATCATTGATCGTGAACGGGGCGTGATGCCACCGAAGGGATTTGAAGAGGTTGCCGATGGTTCTTGGTTTGTTTCATACCTTATCGACAACGAAGAAGTGTGGGCAAAGGTTAAGTCAGGCGAGTTCAAAGGATTCTCAGTTGAGGGTGTTTTTGACTTTCCAGTTGATGCTGATGAGCAACTAATTGAGGAGATGAAATCCTTGCTTTCCAAATGGAATGGCAAATAAAATTGCAACACTTAAAACAAAAACCTAATTATATAACAAATGAACGCAAAAGAAACACTCAAGGAAATCCGCACAATGCTTGGATTCTCTGACGAACCCGTTGCCGTTGAATTAGCGACTGCTACTTTGACCGATGGCACTGTAATTACTTACGAAGGCGAATTGGCGGTAGGAACTGCCATCTTCGTTCAAACTGCTGAGGGTGATATCCCAGCACCTGATGCAACCCACGAAGTTGAAGGTGGATTGTTGGTGACAACCGTTGGTGGTTTAGTTACTGAAATCGTTGAACCTGAAATCGAAGTAGAAGTAGAAGCCGAAGAGTTCGCAACAGTAAGTGCATTTAACGAAGTAGTTGCCAAGATGGAAACTGCAATCGCTGAATTGACTGCTAAGGTAGCAACATTGACTGCATCAAACAACACACACAAAGAAGCAATGAGCAAAGCAATCGACTTGATCGAGAAAGTTGCTGACTTGCCTTCAGAAGAACCAACCAAAACTCCCGTTTCAAACAAGAAGAATGATCAGTTTGAAGCATTGAAAAGATTAAAAAACTCACTAAATAAATAAACTAAAACTATGGCATTTTCAGTCGGATCTCTCGTTAATTACAACAACGAACAATCAACAGACTTGTTGGTTAAAGCATTGTTCAGCGGTAAAACTGCTGCCGCAATGTACGCTGCAAATCAGGTGCAGGTAGGTGTTAAGTCATCTGCTGCCTTGAACATCATCGCTTCAACTGTATTCTTTCAAGCCGATGGCTGCGGATACAATCCAAGTGGTACAACTACCTTCACTCAGCGTAACATCACCGTTGGTGCTGTGAAAGTTGAAGAAACTTTATGTCCTAAAACTTTGGAAGCAAAGTGGATGCAAACACAAATTATGCCTGGTTCACCAACAATGATTCCTTTCGAGGAGCAGATTGGAAACGAGAAGGTAGCCGTGATTGCACAAACTTTGGAAACTGCTCTTTGGCAGGGTGATACTGCAAGTGGTAATCCTAACTTGAACCGCTTTGATGGTTTGAACAAGATCATCTCTGCTGCATCTCCAACATTGGCAAACGCTGCCCCAACAACTTTCACAACTGTAACTTCTGCAAACATTGATGAAATCTTGGATCAAGTTTATGCAAACATCCCTGCTGCCGTTGCTGAGAAAAGCGACTTGGTTTGCTTCTTGGGAATCGATGCTTACAAATTGATGTTGGTAAACTTGAAGAACGCTAACTTGTTTCATTATGTTGCTGATGCAGCGACTACAATGGAGATGGTTTATCCTGGTACTAATATGAAGTTGATCGGAGTTGGTGGTTTGAACGGAACAAACAAGATTGTTGCTGGTTCATTGTCTAACTTCTTCTTAGGAACTGACCTTGCAAATGAAGAAGAAATCACAAAGCTGTGGTATTCAGAGGACTCAGACGAAGTGCGTTTCCGTTTGACTTTCAAATATGGAGTGCAAGTTGCATTCCCATCTGAAGTTGTTTATTTCACCCTTTAATCTAAGGTAGGATGGCTTGTTTATTAACATCAGGATTTACCCTTGATTGCAAAGAAGCAATCGGGGGTATCAAAAGCATCCACCTAATCAGTTGGACTGCATCAAAGTTTACCGTTGTTAGTGGTGTAGTTACTGCAACAACTGTGGTGAGCGGTGATGTATACACTTACGAGCTACCGAAAGCAACCGGCTCAATGACAAACACCACAAATGTGAGCATTGAAAACGGCACATCTTTCAACCAAGCTGACATCGCGTTCAAACTTCGCAGATTGTCAACCACCAAACGCAACGAGATGAAACTCCTTGCACAAGGTCGTTGCTATGCAATCGTGAAAACGAACAACGATGAGTATTGGTTAGCCGGTAAGGACTTGGGTTGTGATGTGACTGCAATGGTCAGCAACACAGGAACTGCTATGGGTGACTCTACTGGATATGAGGTGACTCTATCCGCCATTGAAGCTGAAGCACCATTCTTGGTACAAGCATCAGTGATCACAACATTGGGCATTTAATTCTGCTTGATTCATAGAGAGAGAGGGTGGGCGTTTGCTCACCCTTTTTTGTTACATAAAAGACAACTCGCTATTTTATTAAGATGTTGGTAATTGACAAAGCGGAATCGAAGAATTGGTATGTAACTCTGACCGAGAAAGTCACGATTGCAAACCCTTATTTCTTGTTTGCGTTCACGCATCGTGTTACCAATGAATTGACAACGGTCATCTTGACTGACATCTCAACTCAAACGGAGAGATACAACAAATTTGCAGTCATTGAGGGTACAACATTTGACCTTGATGCAGGTGAATTTGAATATGTCATCTACGCACAAACATCATCCACCAACTTAGCACCATCTTTGGCAAACGAAGAAGTTGAAAGCGGTGTATTGAAAGTTGAATTTGATGTCACTCGCACATCATACGAGGTCACTCTCAACGAGAAAATCTATGAGATTGAACAACCCACACAAATTCTATTTATGTTGCTTGAGAACGGGGATTTTATCCTCCTTGAAAGCGGTGATAAAATACTACTATAATGGCAGATCAAAAGATATCCCAATTAACCACTATCGTCACCGTTGACACGGCAGCGGATTTGTTTCCAATCGTTGATACATCAGCAGCAGAAACCAAGAAGATAACACCAACTGCGTTGAAAACGGCATTGTCGTTGAACAATCTTGACAACACAAGTGATGCAAACAAGCCAGTTTCAAGTGCCACACAAACGGCATTGGATGCGAAACAAGCAACACTTGTATCAGGCACAAATATCAAGACCATCAATTCAACTTCCATTTTGGGAAGCGGAAACATTGCCATCAGTTCGGCAGTTGCTTGGGGTGGAATTACAGGCACTTTGTCAACTCAAACCGATTTGCAGACTGCACTTGATTTGAAGGTAGACGAGAATGCAGCCATTACTGGAGCGACTAAAACAAAAATCACCTACGATGCAAAAGGTTTGGTAACTGCAGGAGCGGATGCCACAACGGCAGACATCGCAGATTCAACTAATAGGCGTTATGTAACCGATGCACAATCAACGGTGATTGGAAACACAAGCGGAACAAATACGGGCGACAATGCAACCAACTCGCAGTATTCGGGATTGGCAGCGAGTAAGCAAGATACTTTGGTATCTGCAACCAACATCAAGACGATCAACAGTACATCGGTGTTGGGTAGTGGCAATATCGCAGTAGAGCCAACAATCACCGCCACAACTTCAGCAGATTATTATCGTGGTGATAAGACCTTTGCAACTTTGAACAAGACCGCAGTTGGTTTGGGCAATGTTGACAATACTTCGGATGCAAACAAACCCGTTTCTACTGCAACTCAAACTGCGTTAGATGCCAAGACAAACAAACTGATTGTAACCAACCGACAAACGGCATCCTATACCTTAGTCATTGGTGATGCGGATAAATTGGTGGAGATTAACAATGCCAGTGCAAACAACTTGACAATCCCTTTGAATAGTTCAGTAGCATTTGCAACGGGTACTCAGATACTTTTGGCTCAGTACGGAGCAGGTCAAACTACCATCGTTGCAACAAGTGGCGTAACGGTGCGAAGCAACGGGGCAAAGTTGAAATTAAACGCTCAATATAGCGGTGCAACTTTGATTAAGATTGATACGAATGAGTGGTATTTATTTGGAGATATAGCATCGTAATATGATACTTTCAACACACGGAATAGTTGGCTCACAAATCCAATCTTTTGTGGGATTATTGGATACCTACCCAAATGCTGCTTCGGCTTATTCGGTTAGAAAATTGCGTACTGCTTACACAGGGAATGCTATTCGTGTAAGGCGAACTGATTTAACGGAATCGGACATAGGTTTTACGGCAACAGGAAATTTAGACACTACCGCATTACTTGCCTTTACAGGTACGGGTATTTTAGATAATGGATTTGTAACTACTTGGTACGATCAAAGTGGAAACGCAAGAAACGCAACACAAACAACTGCATTAAATCAGCCACAAATCGTGAGTGCTGGTAGTGTTTTAACATTAAATTCAAAACCACGAGTTAATTTTAATTCAAAAGTATTAACATATACAGGTTTTGGCAGTGCTAATTTTACGATAGTTTCAGTAATAAAACAAATATCTACTAGCAATTATAGTAGTTATTTACAAAATGTAGACAGCACTTTTAATGGATTTAAGTTATTATCACAACAACCGTCATCATTTGAAAATACATTTCTTAGATA